GCATAAGTATTCTTGAATTAATGCAACAGTGATACATGAAATCATACCACTCATCATATTTACCGGTCGAACACATACGCTTTCGGAAATCCCTAATCTTATTCCTAAGAAAAGCGAGGAACTTAGCATCCCAATGACTAACATCTCCTTCTTCAACTTTCCAACCAGGGGGATGAGAAGCATAAACTTTCTCAAATCCACCACGAAACTTGGAAAAGCCAGGCATAAAAGGATTTTTAGCGAACTTCGGGGAATTAAACAACTTCTTATTAAAAGAATAAGAAAGTTGGGACTGAATCTGAACAAAGTCAACAGGGGGAATAATTACTGTACGCAATTCACCAGAGTTAATTTTAGTAACTTGAAGCAACTCAGGCTTAACGAAACAAGACCAAATCGGTTGGGCTGGAATTTCATCAAAAATAACATTAGGAAGGTGCACAGAATCAAGCACCTCCCCTTTACTATTATAATTATATGTCCAAGGCCAACCAGGATTCGAATTTCGGAAAAGATTAGCTTCATCAACATTAACTACCTTTGAATCTTTGACCATGTGACCAAAAACTTGATCAAGCATGTTATCAGCAAAATTCTCGGCACGAGAATTAATATGCAACTCATTAACTTGAATATCATATTTAAAAACACCTTTTCGAAGGTTATAATAATAATCATGGTCTTGAGAGTTAGCAAAATCAAAATTATGAGGTGGTTCAATACCAACCTCACGAGCAAACCGAGAAAAATAGGGATCTTTTTCAACCTTTCTAGAATAACTTCCGACAAAGTGGAAAGGCAAGTAACCTAGATACTCCATAGTATCAATAGGATTCTTTATTGGAACACCATGTCGGGTGAGGGTTATATAATCTACGACTTGACCAAAGTCGTAGAGGGTCGGCGCGCTAAAAAAGAGCCGCAACCACACTTAATAGATTTATTATCAGCAGGGAGAACAACTTCAGCTTTGCAATTAAAACACTTTGCATTGCCATTTTTAGTGAACAAGAATCTAGGAGCTTCGGCAGTACGACCATACTCCATCTTCTTCGCTTTAACCTGCGCAGGACGCTTGCCTTCCCTCTTACTACGAAGCTTCTCTTCTTCGAGTACATTTCTTTCATGCTCTAATTTGTCTTGGGCAAGCTTCAATTTAGCAGCTTCAAGATTACTCCAATCTCCAATCTTTCCTTTACTAGGATCATATCCAACTAGATCATCGCTACGAATTCGACTAGAAGAACTAACGTTCTGAGGTCTATAAAAATTACGAGCGGCATCAGCATCTAGCATTCTATCAGATTTCATCATACGTTTAGGAACTCTTTGAACAGTACGGAGAGTATTCAACTCATCCTTCAAAGACTGGAAACGATTAACTGAACGAGGATCAAACGGGTCTATATCTATCAATTCGTCTTTAACACGACCAATTGCAACTTTACGCTCCCATTCATCCATAAACTCATCATCTTGAAACTTACTTTGACCAATATCTTCAGATTCCTGCATACGAGGGTTATCAAAGGTAAAAACAGTACGACACGTTTCATTTCCTTTCACCACTCCTAAAATGGGAACTGAAGTCTCTTGAACAGAAGGGGCATCCAAGCTGAGAACAGTCTTCTCAACTTTCTTAAGATCGCCTTTTAAATAACTCCTAAAATCATCAGGAATTCCAATAAAGCAATTCTCAATGCCATCAGTCCTTCTAAAATGTAAACCAAGAGCTTTACCATTGGCATCAATAACAATACCACCAGAACTACCAAATTCACTAGAATATTCAGCTTCAAAAACATTATCAGGCTTAATACCAACAATAGAACCAATAGAAGAAACAGTTCCAGGTTGCTTAGCCAGACATGTAATAATTTGAACAGGTTGGTGCATAACTGGTGTAGAACCAGCTGAGCGGCTTTTAATTAAATCACCATTTATGAAAACATATCTAAGAACACACCACTCAGGATTATTTCCATCGGAAAGAACTTTAGAAAACGTGCCAACTACTTCAGCTTTGATCTCACGATGACCCATGGCGGTAGGAATGCGAACAATGTATCCATTATTCGCCATCGCCTTATCATGATCAATAACATGAGAACAAGTAATCAATTTACCACTAATATAAGAACAAACTCCAACAGGTTGACCATTGTGATAAATTCTAGCAAGAGGTTCATTGCACGCAAAGGGTGGATTAGCCTTATTAATACGCTCAACACCACCATACCTAAAATTAGCTTTAGGTGCATTCCGAGGCATGGGCAAATTGACACCACCACGACCAAAACCGACGATGTCAAAAACAAAAGTAACCCATGTTAAGGTAGCTTTCATAAGCACTATAACCAATATTGCGCCTATCCCCATCCAGAAAAACTGAATAGGAAAATTCCACAATATATTTAAAATAAAGTGCAAGCTAGGAAGAGCAAGAACAAGAACAACAGAGTTAGAAATCATTATCCACAACCAGGCAAGAGTAAGACTTTCTCTATACCTTCTAAAAAAGAGCCTAGAACAAATCTTAACAAGAACCGCAAGAACTAATAGACAAATTAAAATTGGATAACTAAACATTGCAAGTTTATACATAGCATCATAAAACCCTTCTCTATACAAATTCCAATAAACTGGAATATCATAGATACTACCTTTAGCAACAAAATACATTTCCTGTAGGTAATCAGCGAACATAGAAGCATGCCCAACTAAACCAAAATGATGGTAACATTCCATATTAGAAATCTTAGAACCAGTACGGCCCAAAAAGTTCCATGGATACCTCATATTGCCTTGCCCAACAAGGGCAAGACACTCATCATAAGAGGCACCATAATTAATAAAGGGATTAAAATTCTTTTGAACCCAAAGATTAAACCACGACTCAGCAAAAACCTTGCTGCGATTCGTAGCATCAAGAACATCTTGGTAACGAATTGTGTCCAAGTAAGAGTCAACATTGCTGAAAAGAATCGGTAGGTATAAGTTAACATAGTACATAACAATACACCAAACGATAAGCAAAATACGGACTCTAGTACCAGACCACAAAAAAGCAAGAAGGTATACAAAAGATACAAAAACCCAAAGATCGAGTACGGGAATACGAACCAAAAATACGGTAAAACAAAGGTATAGAAAATAAGAATACCAAAGAAAACGCATCTTGGAAGGACAGAAACCGGTAACAATGGAATCAATTTTACGGAACGCTTTTAAGATAACCACCAAAAACGAACCTAACAGGCCTAAAAAAGACACATCGGGCATCTTAACTTTAGGTAAGGTAAGGGGATGCTTCTTCCTCCAAGCGTAGAATCTACCACTTAAGGTATCTTTCTTACGCATATACTGTCCAGCCTCATGTCTAGAAAACATAGGAGGTCGGACTGCAGAAAGATCTTCACGAGGCAACGCAGGATCAGGAGGAGGTTGATCACGGAATTCAACCGTGACTTTAGTAGGAACCTTGGAAAGAACAACCTTTTCCACAGGCTCTTCAGCAATCACGGTGAAAAGATCACTAAGACCACCTTCATCCTCCACTAACTCAATTTTGTCAAGAGACTCAGCGAGCTCTACGACAACATTACTTTCAGTTTTGTTGTTATCTGCCATTTGAAAAGTTGAATAAAAGTTAAAGAC